CCAATTCCCGTCAAAGTCATGGGATGCAATAAGAAGCGCAACATGCGGTTTCTTATTAGAAAGAACACGACCACCGTTAATATCCGTATAACCTACCATTTTACTTCCATCTTCATATGGCATATCCAACATAGTTAATGCAACTTGTGGTGTTGGCACCCCGTGATTAATTCGCTTAACTTTATTGTTAGCATATTGTTGTTGCCCTGCTTCTTCTAGGCCGGTGATATTAGCAGTAGTAGCACCATCGCCATCACCGTCCCAAAGAGCAATTCCTTTTGGCCCTAATCCGCCTTTTTCGGGATCAGTAATTAAAACACCTTTGTCATCTGTAATTCCAGCCATAACAAAGTCGATCCCTTTAATAGACATTCCTGCCATTTTCTCACACTCCTTTTATTACTAAATCTTTGGCAAAATAAAAGACCTTGGTACTTTGACCAGTATCAGGATCTTTCACATGCGCTTTTGATTGTTCAACCGTCCATTTGTCATGAACGAATTTCTTTGCTAATTCTATTTCCAAGTTTGTTACATCTTCTCCGCTCAATGCTTTTCGATAAAAAAGCTGCACCTCAACGCCAATTGTCCATCCCTTAAAGGTGGCATTTGCATAATAAGTAGGTTCATTAAGCCATTCAGTTATTAAACAAATTGTTTTGGCTTGATTTCCGATAATTTCTTTAGGAATCGATTCTCGATATACTTCATCAATTAACGAAAACTTATTCTTTAGCAGTAATTCAGCTTGTTGTGAAGGAGATTTCATTTTTGCTGACCTCGATAGACTTTTGCTTGAGCCTCGAATACCTCATCTTTGGCATCACGCCTCGTATTATCAATAAAGTGGTCTCCACGCATCTTTACTGTTCCATCGTTTAAGAATCTAGCAATACGTGCATGATTAATGCCGCTATCTTTTGGCCCTTCAAACCCAACCAGGGAATTTCCGTTATCCACATCCCCCATATCTTTATTTTCAAAGATAATCGAATCAGCTAAGTGTTTAACCTTCCCTGTCTTCCGTCCCGGCTGGTAGTGCTTCTCTTGCGTTACTTCCTTCAACTTTGAAACAAGGACTTCTGCACCAGCAGCAGTCATCTTTTTCTTAGTTTCATGATCAGGAACAGCAATTTTTTCTGCTTTTCTCCCAAATTCTTCTAATGAAGCTGCAAAGTCCACTTTAACCAACCTTCTTTCCAGTATCCTTTAGTGTAATTAAGTCATATCTTATTGGTGAATGGCTTTCATCACGGGAGATCGTAACAATATTATAGATAGTATTATCATCATCTATTTGAGCTTGAAGATCATCTTCAACATGATATTGGGAACGAACAGCAATCACAATCGTTCCTTCAAGTTTAGTACCAAGTAATTGATACTGTTGAGTTTGGCTTCGCTGGTAAAAAGCACAATGTAACTGCTGTCGAGTGAAAAAACTTTCGTGTGATCCTTCAATTGACTCATCACTAATGGTTTCTGTCTTGCCAAATTTAACTTTATGATTCAGCCGGCTGATCGGAAGTTTCATTCTTATCACTCTCCTCATCGTACGAATTCCTTAAGCCTCGTAATTGACCAATGATACTATTAACTGTTAAATCAATGGGATAAGTTTGAGTATCAGATAAGGCTAAACGATTTTGATAATAAGTTCCTGCTAATGACATAACAGCAATATCAACTAACGACACTACTCGCGAATCATCATAAAAGCCATTAACATCTTCACCAATCGCATTATGGATAAATGACGTTGCCGCTTTGACGTATGAATTTAGTAATTGGTCATCGCTATCGTCATCAAGATAGAGCATTTCACGTACTCGTGGTACCAGCTTATCGAGGTTGGGTGTTTCATCACTCATGATGATCACTCACTTTCAATTAGGCAGTCTTACCAGAAGCTTCTGGAGTGGTTGCTTGCTGGTTGGCAACAGCCTTGAATGAAGCAGTAGCCCAAGCACCATCATCAATTACTTCAACGTCAAACCGGTCAATAACCCGCACTTTGTAAAGATCATGTTCAAATGCGCCAGCACCAATATTGGTTGAAAGCAATGACATATGTTCACGATCATAAAGCGTAATTCCTTGCTTCAAGTCACCAAAGTAAAGCGGGTGAGTGCCAGCCGCTACGTCAGGTAACCATTTGTCAGCAACTACGGTGATAGTCTTACCATCTAAACGGTACACATCTGGTTGGGTTACGTCACGTTGAAGCATATAACGTCCTTGAGCGTCCTTAACCTTAGAAAGGACATTATAACCGGATTGATTAGTAACGAAACTTGAACTGGACATAATCGCCGGATCTAACGTGTTATTTTCTAGATCTTTGATATCATCAAAGCTTGCAATAGTAGGCTTCTTAGCTGGCTTACCCATTGCTTCGATAATCTTAGCATTACGAGTAACAGTTACCTTCTTTGCTACCCAGTTTGACAACCAAGCAAGGATGTTTTCGACAGTATCCTTTAAAAGACTGTTAGTAACAGTTTGAATTGCTGCGTATCGATGAATAGCATACTTAATAAGTGTTAATTCTGGATCGTCCATATCTGGAATAGTAGCTGTTTCATCATCTAAATCGGTCATTGGTGTAATGTCACTTAGTTTTTCATATGTCCGTGTACCGGTAGTTGTAGTAACAGATTCAACATTTACCAAGTTTTGTAACGTGGCAAATTGACGAACGAGTTGATGAATAGCGTATTGAATATCGTCCGGAATAGTTAGGCCACCATTACCCGTGCCAGTCTTACCAGAAGTAACCATGTCCTTGAATTCGCGAACAAATTGGTCTTTAATATCCATTTCTTTTTTGTTTAAAGGCTTCTTGTCTTCAGACTTCATAGCCTTAACTTTTTGAGCACGTGCTTCGTCAAGCTGATCCTTAATAGCATCTCGTTGAATTTTAGCGTTATCACGTTGTTCCTTTAATTCAGCAAACTTGTCTTTAGTGAAATTGTCATCAAGAACAGCAGCATTTAACTTGTTGTTTAAATCAGATACTTCTTGACCCTTGGCAATCCAAGCATCATTTAATTCATTAATTCCCATTAATTTCATCTCCTAGTAAAATTGCCAACTTCTGATCTTTAAGACTAGGAGTTGGCTTTTCTTTGTTATTTATCGGTGTTTCCACTTCGTTTTTAGACTTGGCATCTCGTGCTTTAGCCAGAACAGTTTTGATTTTTGCGATAGCAGTAGAATTAAGAATGGGTTGGTTGCTAACAGCATTAACCACTTGGGGAGTTTTAGAACCAGCCGAAATATTATCAGCAAAGCCCTTGTCAACTGCATCTTGAGCAGTCATCCAAGTTTCATTAGCCATTAACTGTAAGATATCGTCACGATCCATTCCCGTCTTAGCTTCATAAGCGTTAACAATAGACTGGTCCGTAACATCTAACATCTTAGAATCATGCGCCAAGTCATCCGCATTCCCCATGGAAATAGTAGAGGCTTTATGAATCATCATTTGACTGGTAGGACTCATGTTGATTTCATCCCCTGCCATCGCAATAACAGAAGCAGCAGAAGCAGCTAATCCTTGAATATTAACCACTACCTTACCCGAATAAGCTTTAAGCATGGTATAGATTTCGGAAGCAGCAAAGACGCTACCCCCACCGCTAGCAATATCAACTTCAATATCCTCATCGCTATTATTAAGTACATCTTCTACTTGATTAGGGCTAACACAATCATATCCAAGCCAATCATAGATATCGGCATCATCATTGCTGACAATAACGCCCTTAACGTTAATCTTGGTCATCATTATCACCTCCTTCCGTTGATTGCTTATCATCAGAAGAAACCATTTGAACGGGCTGAACTTGTACCTTTGGTTGTTCTTTTTCAGGCATATCATCTGGTAGGTATCCGACTTGTTGCAATAACCAAGCTGCTTGATTAGCACCAAGTGTCCCGTTCTTCTGTAAGTTAGCAATTGTAGAAGCGTACTCATCGCCTAATGGGTCAATTGCAGACCGCAAATCCAAAGTGATATTAGCATTAAGCTTATTATTAAGTTCTCCCGTAATTGCTTTAGCATATCGAGAAAGCGACTTAACATAGGCATTACCCATCATTTGAATTGATGATTGCTGATCACCTTGACCATTAATAATACTGTCAGAGACACCATAAACTTTAGCGATTTGAGCGCCAGTCCAATTAACTTGATTAAGTAACTGGGCAACATTGCTTTTAACTTCTAGCGGCGTATATTCTTCCAAGTCATCGAGAACGATCGGCCCATTCTTGGAGTCAGACGTTTGCTTCATGAATTTCCTTGAACGAGAAGCCTTATCCTTATCACTGAGCAATCCTCCGTGTTTAATCGATAAAATACCCGGAGCAAGAATAGAACGTCCCAGAGCGCTTAATGTTAGCTTGTTAGACTGATCTTTAATTTGAAGTTCATTTGCTAATGCAGATAAAGGACTAATCCCAGTCTTACCGCCATTCTGCGATAGCAAACGAACGTGGATTAAATCGGACTGCGGAACTGCTTCCATAACTCCTATTTCTGGTTCATCAAAATTAATGTTGTAGATTAATCCAGAACCATCTTCTAATAAAAAAGGAGTAACTTGAGACGGTCTCAAATACTCCCATGTCATATCGGTTCCGTTTTGATTGCGCCAACGATAAGCGAAGCATTCCCCACCTAACAGCAATTGAGCAAACATCGATTGCCAAAACGAATGTGCGTTACTCGTTTGTGTTGGGGTGTTAAGAATTCCTTGTGCCCGAGGCGCGTCTGCTTTAAGTTTTCCGTTTGCTAAATCAGCGCTTAACTGAAAAACAATTGAATAAATATCAGAGTTCTTCAAAGCAGTCCGAGCGTCTACATACTTATCTGAATTATCAGGATTTAAGAAGTGCAGAATATCAGTATCATCTGCAACCGATAATCCCGGACTAACCTTTTGATTAAATAGCGGCAATAGCTTTCACCTCCTTTCTATTGAAGGCTAGCTATCTTCTCCGATAGATAACCAATAATGACCAAGCTAACCGCAATACTAAAAATGCCTGCTGTAAAGCTCAGCAGAAAAGATCCCCAGATAGCGAATGTAACCGCACTGAGGAAACAAATTACGTCAAAATAACGCAAAATAAATTTAAAAATATTAGTTATCAAGTAAACCACTGTCCTTATTTTCAAACCATGCCTTAACCTGCTCTGCCGTCATTCGATCGACTTGCTGGCTCTTATCATTAGCAATCCCAAAGTCTTCAAAGTGATACATACCTTGATAGAGTGCGTCAATGATTGCATCGACCACATCAATCTTTAGTGTGGCCTTGGCCTTATCGACCTGAATACCGATCTTATCCTCGTAAATCTCGGCATTAATCAGAGCCTTTTCCATGATCTTGTCGTCTAATCGGCTAATATTGCCTTCAACAAAGATCTTTTGTAAAAATTTTGTGGGGTCCTTTAACTCGCTAGTCCGCTGTCGAATTGATTCCAACGGAAAATCAGTATTTAAATCCATCTGTTTGATCGCCGTTGTAGCACCCCAAGCATCGTAGCCGAAGAAGATAACC